ATCACATCAATGTTCTCATCACTCACTTCAACAGTAAGTGACGCAGCCGGCATAATTGCGGACTTCTTGCACTTCTCTGAACCGGAAAAGGGACCTCTTTCAGACTTTAACGAGTCAGGTTCAGATATGATGCAGAACTACATTGATTCAATGATGAGCCAGAGGGCTGCACTCGAAGCAGCTGTCGCTGAGACAGCCGGCATCGTTGCAGCTCCTTTCGATAACGATTACAGCATCGCAACTAACTCAAATATCCATCAGACTGTCGATTATACTGGTGGTCTTTCGAGGATCGAGCAGGCGATAACGACACAAGCAGCTTCTGCAGGCTTGGAAGGTGCGACGATAGTCGTTCCTGTTTACCTCGGAACTGAACTGCTCACCACGATCGTCGTTAATGCTCTTGATGATTACAACTACACGACAGGAGGTCACTGATTATGTTAGGTGATTATCTGACATTCAATAATGAGCAGTTCCCGAATCCGATTGATTCAAAAATGGGATCTAAAACGATCGAGAACGTGTCTCAAAGTGAGTCTGGCGGTGATCTGGTCGTTATTGTTCGACCAAGCAAGAAATCATGGAACTTCAAATTCAATCTTACAAAGGGCACGAGGGATATCCTTGAGTCCCTTTGTGAAGATGAATCCACGTCCATGGTCTATATGAATAAGACATACACGGTGAGAGTCAGGGACTTTCAGGAAGAGCTCGTTGAGGGCTCTGAATGGCTCAGTTCAGTGGAAGGTCTCTATGTATGTTCGGTGAAGGTAACGGAGTTCTAATCTATGTATCCTATTTCAGAATTATACAGAGCAAAAATGCTCGACCAGGTACAAACTCACAGACTGATCGGAACCATTGACGGAATATCATTCACTGACAGTGATGTCATTGGAGTGTCTTACACAAACAGGTGCTCCGATAAGAATGTTTCGCTGGGCTCTGTAAATATCGGAACTTTGAAGCTGACATTTCTTAAAGATATTCTCGACCGTGGTGATTATCCTGGCAAAACAATAACCATCTCAGACGGTCTGCTTGTAGCTGAGGACACCTATGAAAATGTTCCTGTCGGCACGTTCTATATTGCTGAAGCTACATGGACAGCTGCCAACATGGTCAGTGTTGTTGCTTATGACTGTCTTTCCAAGATGGATGAGCAGCTGAACATTGACCAGACTGCTGGCAAGGTTTACGACTTTTGTTCGTATATAGCAACTGAGACGGGGACCGTCTTCGGTATGACAAGAGAAGAGACGGAGCTTCTTCCGAATGGAACCGAACTGATCTCTCCATACGAGTTCAATAATATGGAGACCTGGAGAGACATGGTCTCAGCTCTGGCTCAGATGGTCGGAGGCTTTGCTTATGCTTCCAAGGATGGATCATGGAAACTCATGAGCTTCAATGATAGTTCTGTTGTAAGTGTTTTCAAGAATCGAAGAATGTCCGGTGCGAAATTCTCCGACTTCGAGACTTATTACGACACTTTAATGTATACGGAACAGGAAAACAGCATCGTTCACTATGTCGGTGATGGAGAAGGACTGACGATCAATGTTGGAGCGAATCCGTTTTTGCAAAATGGATCCAGACTGGCAATCGAAAGAAGAGCTCTGAACATCGTCGAAGCTATAAAGAAAATGCAATATACACCATACACGGTGTCTATGCTTCCGGCTTTCATAGCTCTCGATCTGGGTGATGTGGTCAGTTTTACGGATGACTATACAAGTGATGTGAGCTCCGGTGCTATCATGGAGCTGACATGGACTTATAATAAGTCATTCAGCGTTAAGTGCTTCGGTAATAACCCGAATTTAAGAAAAGGTCAGTCGAACACTGAAAAGAACATCTCAGGACTCATCAAGAATACAACCGAGAACGAGGTTACTTATTATAACTTTGCTAATGTCTCACCGATAACCATCCTGCCGGAGCAGGAGACTTCCATAGCAACTCTCGCTTTTAGCTCTGCTCAAAAAACGACAGTGAAGATCATGCACGAGTTCCTTATGGATATGCTCTCTAATCTCTCGCTGGATGGCTCCTACGAGCTTCATTACTATCTTGACGATGAACTTGTCACATACATTCCGTCGGAGCGGATAGGTGGCTTGTATGGAGCTCAGAGCGGTGTCACAGATTTTACGATATGCAGAGACTTTTTCTATGTCCTTAGAGATATAGAACCAAATATTAGACACAAGTGGGAAGTCAAGATCCTCACTCATAACATCCAGGAGACAACGATAGACACAGACCATGCTCATGTCACTCTCGAAGGACAGAGAATGTATGGTGAAGAGTTCTATGGTGGATTTATTGAGGCGAAAGACTATCTCACGCTCATCCCAATCGGTTATCTCGGTCTCGTGTCGATCACGGACAATGTAGAGCTCACGCTGTCCGATGGTTTAGTCCATCCTGTTGCAGCTGACGAAGTCTCGTTCCAGAACTATGGAACACTGGCCTTGATGAATCTGACGGACTCAGCCTTGATCGTGATGGAGAGTATTTTCCCATGGGCATGGGAAGACGGAAACATTATAGCCACAGAAGATAACAATTCGTGGGCGACAGAATAAAGGAGAGATAATATGGCTGATTTAGTTTCTATGTCACAGGCTGCGACTACATCGCTGGTCACAAATTTACAGAATACAGATTTGTTTGCATTAGCACGAGAGGACATTACCTCGGAGACTGGATATAGATCCAAGGTCGCTCGTGTTGATGCTTTGGCTAAGAAGGTGGTCAACGAGACCGACTATTCCCAGCTCCAGACAACCGACAAGAAGATCATCGGAGCCATCAACGAGGTTAGAGGCACTTATGTCACTGGCACACTAACCGCAGGACAGACCAGTATCACCTTGTCCGATGCAAGCATAACATCTTCAAGCTTCATACAAGTATTTGCCGGCAACGGAAACATAAACTATACGTCTATTTCATCAACAACGGGAAGTGTAACAATAGGCTTTCTTGCACAAGCAAGTGATATGACAGTAGTTGCGAGGATAAGTTAATATGGCATTGTTTGAAATTCATCCAGTAGACGAACAGATTAAAGCCTTGCCGACAGTGGGCACGGCACAAGGTTCAGTGGCAAGTTTTGAAACGGATATGACCGAAAATCTGATTAGTTGTGTGGCTGAAATAGTGGCACAACAGGCAAGCGGTACACCTACACCAACAGACCCAAAAACAATAATCGGTTATTCATCAATTACATTAACCCATACTATTACAGACCCTTTTGATTTACATTTATACACTGTTAATTTTGGTCAAACTGTTTATGGTGGTTATATTGATTGTGTAATAGGGAAAATTGTCATTGATAAGGCTATGACAACTATAAATGACTTGAATTGGACTTACGATAGTGTGAATACACGATTTTATACACAAGATTTAGCTGGAATTATTAAACCAGCAGTATCTAATACAACACCATTAGAAGGTTTGTCTTGCGAATGTTACGATTTATCGGTTGCGAGTTCGTCAAGGCAAACAGATTTATCAATTTCCGCTAATAATTCAAATAATACATATTTGATTTTGAAAGACACTAACTATACTGATGAAACTTCCTTAAAAAGTGCGGTTGGTAATTATAAGATTATTTATCCTTTACTTGAACCAACAGTATTAGATGTTTCAAGTGTTTCAATACCAACATATAATGGTGAAAATCAAATATCAGGTAACACTAACGGAGATACGGAAGTTAAGTTTTTGTTGACGGTGGGAAAGAAGATAAGTTAAGGCGGTGAATGTATGCGAGAAGAAAACGACTCTTTAATAAGATTTTATGAATTATTAGATAAGCCGAACAGAACAGAAAAAGAAACAAAAGAATTATTCAAAATGATAACGGCATATTGTTATATTTTCGAATGTGCTTTTAGAGATTATGACTAAAGGCGGTGAATGTATGACATTCATAATAGATTGTTTAATTGGTTGTCTTATATGGTTTTTAATGTTGTTAATAGGCGGTTTTATATCGTGGCTAAAAGATAGAAAAAGAAGAAAGACCGCACGTGGTACGCATTGTTAAGAGGCGTGTGCGGTTCATAGTTGAATTATAACGCAATTCGGCAAAATTGAAGTTATACCGAGAATAAAACAAGAGTATCAAGGGAGGTTTTGCCTCCCTTTTTTAATGAAATTTTAGGAGGAAAAGATAATGAAGAGAATTTCGGTCGGTGAGTCGTTCCGAGGTCAGAACTATGGTGACTTAAAGCTCCCGAAGCTCAAAGGCCACGTCAAGATCAGACTTCACAATCCTACAACCGGAAAGACGGAAACGATTGAGGGAAACAATATTCAGACATTAGGACTTGAAGACATCTTCATGGCTAATTATCTGGGCTCAATCAATTATGGATCACTTCTCTCTATAGCTGAAAAGTGGTTCGGAGGCTGTTTGCTATATCACGATGCTTTTCCAACTGTAACGATAGACGGGAATGTGGTTCCTGATCCGACAGACTACTTTCCTCAAGGAGACGATGTAAATGCTCTGATCGCACACGCTGGAGACGAAGCTCCTGCTTCAGCTGCTATCGTCAACGAAGATCTGAAGCGTGGATCTCCTGTTGATATCACCAGAACAAGCAACTCGATCAAGTACACATGGGACTGGACCACAAGACAGGGCAACGGAGTTATCTCAGCTCTCGCACTGACTCATAAGGACACAGGCAACGCAGGCATCGGAAACACATCCTCGGCTTTTAGAAACTTTGAGCCCTTTGCGAGCATTGGAAATCTTGCTCAGGTCCCTGTCTCCATCTCTGCTGATGATAACTTATTCGTGAAATATGATGACAATCACGGACTCTGGTTCCATATTGGTGAGGAAAACGAGTTTTATTCCGGACACACTAATTTCCAGACTAAAAAGCTGACTGTGGTCATTAAGAGATTACCTTATAGTAAGGTCGGACTCTTCGAAACGATGTCGGCTCTCCATAACTATCAGACTGTTTTTACGGTCGAACTCACAAACGATCTTTACTTGCAGCCGGCATACTATTTTGATGAGGAAAATAAGGAGCTCTGGATCTTCAATAATGTCACATCGGTGATGGATTATGTCGAGAGCTATAACAATCACATCATCAACTATGCAATCATCGACTGTGAAAATCAGGTTGTTAAGAGTGAAGGAACGATTGAAAGCGATACAAATGACATCGCTCCGTTATCTATGACTCACGTCCCGAGAGCTGGTTTCGTTGATCGTTACAGAAACGCTAACATCATTAAGGATGGAAACTGGCTGTTCTTCCCGACTACGAACGGAGTGAACTGGGGTGCAGCTTCTGAGAACGACTATGGTCAGAATGTAAAAGGCTTGAAAGCAATTAACTTTAGCAATCAGTCAGACCAGAGTGTTATCTCTTTTAATGAGGTCCAAACACACTTTAGAAGTTCTGTGAAAAACGGAGGAATCATCCTGAACGGTGGAAGGGTTGTAAACGGCTCCGTCGGATATACTTGTGCAAATAATTATCTCACAGACACACAGTCAAGAGAGTTTATGGGTGTGTGGAGCTTCAGCAATCCGGACAAGGCTTCGAATCTTGTTCTCCCGATCGGAAGCGGAAATCCTCAAGGTGTTGTCAACATGAACAGATACATCCTTGCTTCAAAGCTCATTCACACTACGAAGTTCAATCTCCCGACCTCAATCGAGAAGACCGCTACTCAGGCGATGAGCCTTGAATATACATTAACCGAAGAGTGAGGTGATATTTATGGATAGTTCTCTTGCAGGAATCGTCACAGCTCTGGTCTCAGGGCTGTGCGTTGCCATCCCTACAATAGTGGCAACGATAACCAGTAACAAAGCTCATGATAAGGTGATCGATGAGAGGATGAAGTTCATGACCGAACAGATCAAGGACTTATCCACCAAGGTCGAAAAGCACAACGAGTTCAATGACCGACTAATTATAGTAGAACAGTCGGTTAAATCAGCTCATAAAAGGCTCGATATGATAGCAAAGGAGGGAAATAATGAAACTTCCTGATAACGTTTATCTGACACTCAAATGGATCTCGATCCTGGCGGTGCCTGTGTGCACCTTCATAACGGCTGTTGTAGCTTCGATATTAACGGGAGACACAATGGCTATTATCACAGCTGTCATCAGTGGTCTTGGTTCCTTGGCCGGAGCGATCATCAAGATCTCTGACAGTGAATATCAAAAAGAATTGAAGGAGGGACAGACGAATGGCTAACGCTTATAACTGCATCGATGTATCAGAACATAACAAAGATATAGACTGGAACGCAGCCAGACAGGATGACGTTGAGTATGCTTTTATCCGCTGTGGCTTTGGTAAGGACTTTGAGTCCCAGGATGATAAGTATTTCCATATCAATATGGAAGCAGCTCTTGAAGCTGGAGTTAAGGTCGGTGTCTATTTCTATTCTTATGCTCAGAGTGAGGAAGCAGCAGCGAGTGAAGCTGCTCACTGCCTGAGACTTATTGAGCCCTACAGAAAGAAGCTCTCACTTCCGGTCTTCTATGATGTAGAAGAAGAGTCCATTGCGTCTCATATTGAAGACACGATCCCGGTGTTCACTCGTATTCTGAACGATGCCGGCTATAATGTCGGTGTTTACTGCACAACATGGTGGTTTGACAACTACTTCAAAGATATCGACTGTGATTATTTTTGGCTCGCAAGCTGGGGAAACGATGACGGTGAACCTCATACTAAGCCTGAGTGGTGCGATGTATGGCAGTACACGTCAAGGGGCCGTGTAAACGGTATAAGCGGATATACAGACTGTAATATCCTCTATAACGATGTGATGACAGCTCTCATCGATCAGGAAGATGAAGACATCCCGAAGACTGTCACAGTCGAGATGGACGTTCTCAAGATTGGTGACACCGGAAATCAGGTCGAGACTCTTCAGATCCTTCTCAATGCTTTCGGATTCCGTGACCAGGACGGAAATGAGCTCAAGGTCGACTCGGTCTTCGGATCTAAGACTGATTATGCAGTCAAGACATATCAGGAAGCTCGTGATATCGATCCCGACGGAATCGTCGGAGGCAGGACTTGGAGCTGCCTGCTTAAATAATCAAGACTTCGGTCTTGATTTTCCCTTTTTGGCTCTGTCCTTCTCGGGGGACAGGGCTTTACATGAAATTAAGACTGTTCAGGTCATATTTATCTCCTTCCTAAAAACCCCTTTGACTTCGGTCAGAGGGGTTTTTCTTTTGCTCACAATTTGCCCGAAATTTGCCCGAACCCAAAATAAAAACCGCTACAATCCAAACGATTGAGCGGTTTTTGGTGGTGGAGATGAGGAGAATCGAACTCATTTATGTATGTCCACACATGAACAAAAAGTCCGTGTTTTAGGGACTTCTATATACTTAAGTATATTTCTGTCCGTCAGAAATGGACTCATTTTGTCCAAGATTTTGACCGAAAGTAAGGTCGATTACCTCAGCGATCTTCTTATCCTCTCCTGTTACGATATGGCCATAAGTGCCAAACGTGTCCATGCTGACAGAGTGGCCGACTACGTCCTTGATGGACTGCTCCGGGAGCACTGACTTCATCATGGAAATGAAAGTGTGTCTCAGGGAGTAAACGGAGCCGGGAAGCTCACGCTCACTTTTCAGAGCTGTCCAATGGTTTCTCATCGTGGACTGTTTCCCCATGGATCCATCCTGTGAGCAGAATATCCATTCAGTATGAAGATTGTTTTCTTCATTCCTTCGAATAGTTTTTCGAATGATTCCGCTCGCAAGCTCTCCGATCGGTATGATCCTTCGAGCATTTTCATTCTTTCCTTCAGTGATCTGTCCTGAAGCATTAACGGATCTTTTAATTCTGATCGTGTTACCTGTTACATCCTCAATCCTGAGTCCTAATATCTCTCCGGGCCTCATGCCTGTCGTAAGGCCGATGACAAAAACCGGATAATACCAGAGCTCGGAGGGCTCGAGCAGTCTTTTTATGTCATCACGCTGCAGGATCTCCTTTTCCTTCTTACTGTGTCCTTTTGGGATATATAAAGTGCCACGAGGTAGCTCGCACTGATAATCTTCATATCCGAACTTAATGATTCCCATGATGATTCCTCTGAGGTTCTTCAAGGTCTTTTCGGATAGGGGCTTATTTCGCCCTGTGGCTTCGTTTATCACACTCTGCCATTCTCGGAGGGTAACTTTGCTTATCTTCCTTTGGCCGAGCTTAGGCACGATGTAGAGCCGTATATAGCGTTCATACTGAGTGTATGCTTCAGAATCAGATCCTCTTCTGGCTTTCACATCTTCCAGATACTCTGCAGAGACTCTTTGAACGGTCTTTTCTCCAGATCCTTCTTCATAGTACCAATTATCGTACTTTTGCTGAACTTCTCTTCTCCCTTTTGCACCGGGAGTGGAAGATGAGAAGGAAAACGTCTTTCCTTCTCTCATCACTCTGATTCTCCATCTCTGTCCGTCCCACTTAGGTCGGTTCATATTAGCTCTCCTGCGTAGACCTTAAATAATCAGCATAGCTCTTCAGCTTTGTGATGTTCTCAGCTGACAATCCGTCGGTTAATGAGACCTCATTGATCTCGAAGAGGACATCCATGAGCTTTCCTGGTGTTGTGTGCAATGAGACTGCCAGATCGGGAAGCTTATCAATCGAAATATTATTTTTTCCCTTCTCAATAGCACTGATAGCAGCTCTGCCGGCAAAGCCTGACTTCTTGGCGAGCTCTTCCTGCGTCATTCCTTCAGCTTCTCTGAGAAGCCTAATGTATTCCCCTAATCTCTTTAAACCTGATTCATCCATATTGGTTACTCCTTATAAAACTGTATTGATTATATGGCGATTATTACAAATGTGCAACAAAGCACGACAACTGTCAATTTATACTTGACAGGGTAAATGCAAATTGATAAGGTATGAGTGTCAAGCATAAATTGACACAAGAAAGGAGGTAAATGAATGATTGACTATCCGAAGCTTAAAGGCTTGATGGCTGAACGAGGGCTCACAGTAGTCGCTCTTGCACATATATTAGGTGTGTCGAGACAGACTGCTTCTGACAAAGTTAATGGAAACACTAAGATCACTTTGACAGAAGCCCAGACGATTGCAAAGGCTCTCCACATGGATAAAGAGGAAAGAGACTCTGTTTTTTTTAAGAACTTTGTCAAGCAGGAGGCGACATGACAGCCTCAAACACACTCTATCCGTCACTCGGACGATTTTTCAAGACACAGAACGAGCTCGCATCTGCAGGCTGTATGTCCAGGACAAGACTTTCCGATTGTCTTGCAGGACGGAAAGAGTTCACAGAATCAGAGAAGAAAGCTATCTCGGCCAACATTGCAGCCAAACTGCTGGGATCCAAGTCATTCGACTATGCGGATCTGGAAAGAGCGGTGATGGCTCACAAAGGCCAATTTGATGAAATTTACAGAAGAAAGGACAAATCAGCATGAAAAAGAGTTACACGGTTTACAAATCACTGAAGGGAAGAAAGCACTATCTTGTCTTTTTCGGTTCCTTTTCAGCGTGGTCTTATGAGGCTCTGAAGAAAGAGGGAATCCGTCACTTCAGATGTGGTGAGAAGAACCTTGAGATCGAAAAAGGATGGATCTATAAAGACGAGCTTTATTTCGAAGATCCCGGAAAGGATTCCAAGGTCGTTTCCGTTGTTTCCCACTGGAGAAAGTGAGGTAACGATATGAAGAACCAGATCACGATCACTCGGGATGAGTTTAAGGAAGCTGTTAAGGACACACTCGACTTTATGGAGCATACAGCGAAGAAATCTAATTCATCTAATCCAATGGCCATCAACGTGGCAGGACTCCTCTATTCTGCTTTCGCAGCGAAGCTCACATTCACATTATTCCAAGACGATGAAACGCTTGAGATCGAAGAAAACTCTAAGTGAGGAACAGCTCATCAAGACGGTCAACTATCTGCTCTTCTTTGCATCAGCCTGCCTCTTCTATGGGATCACTTATCTGGTAACAGATAACGAGATCAGGTTCAAGGAACATCATGACAAGGTCGATGTCGGCAGAAGACTTGAAATGAGACCGGAGCCATTCACGAGCGACGTCTTTGATTATCTAAATAACAGAACGATGCCGGTGTTCGAGACAGTGACGAATATTGAGACGGAATACATCGGTGAATATTTCGTAACTGCATACGCATCAGCAGAGCTCGGAGGCTCAACGGCCACAGCCAGCGGAGCAGAGTGCCACTTTACAGAAAAAAAGATTAAGACAGGAGAAATAAAGATTTATGACAATGACAGTGATTTACAGTTTGTTAGCGTTTGTAATCGGGGCATTTTTGGGAATGTTGGTTGAACTGATTGCAGACAATTCTACCGTTGAGTCATACGAAAAAGAGAATGAGTTGTTAAGGCTCAAATTGGCAGATGCCGAAAAGCACGAGGTCATCGAAATCAATGACCACAGAACACAGGACAACGACTACGAGTTGCCTCATTACGAGGACATAGTGGATTTTTCACAGAAGTGGTGAATAAGAAGAAAAGGAGAAATCACATGAGCAGAAATAAATATGGTATCAGGAAGGAAGAGCTCTATAAGCTCACGGAGCTGGTCCCGATCATCCAGGGCAGGCTTGGAAAGAAATGTCCTAATCTGGGACATGGCAGCCTTAACGAGTTCACGAGGACGCTCGGATATCGTCCGTCATGGAATAATGGCATAAATGGCCAGGGATATAGGGAGAAATACATAGGTTCTGACTGTATTGGCATCATCGACAAGATGATCGAAGTCTACAAGAACGACAAAAGAGTAAAACGTCCAAAAAGGGCTCAAACCTACACGATTACACCCAAATCATCATCACTTTTGGCCAGATTAGAGACTGTAGATGAATTTTTAGCCAAAGCAAATCAGGAATTGGACAAAGCAAATCAGGAAAAGCCTCAGCTCCTGCCATTGGAACAGATGGCTCAGGATGAGCTCGTTAATACCATCAGAAAACAGGTCATCAAGGATCTGATCGCAGCTCTGGAGTCCATGCTCGGAGGTGAGTTATGAAACAGGCAGATACAAAACTTGCAAAGGCTATTAGAGAATTACAAAACGAAGTTGAAGAAAAAACGACTTTGTTGGAGGCACTCCGTGAGTCCTATAATCCCGAGGATATTGATTATTATTCATATCTCAAAACGCAAGCGTGGGAAGATACTCGACAAAAGATATTCCGTAGAGATGGCTATAAATGTGTGGTTTGTGGCGAGGCTATGAATTTAAGTGTTCATCACATCACATACGAAAACCTTGGAGCAGAAAAAGAGTCAGATTTGGTCACTTTGTGTTGTCCTTGTCATGAGAAAGTTCATGCTGGCGATACTGTAAAGAAACAACTCGAAGATCGCAAAAATGCTCTTGACCAATTGTTAATCGAGATTGAAAAGGAAAAAGTTCAGTTTGCCGAAAGAGAAAAAGCATTAAAAATCGAAAAGTTTATGAACAAAGAGACTCAAAAATTATTTGCTTATGCCATCGCTCTTGGAGATGATTATTCAAATCTTGAAGATGATTACAAAATCGATTCAACATATTTGGATGAAACAATAGGTCTTTATGGATTTGTTGATCATCTAAATAATGGAAACCCCGTTGACGAATATGAATGGTTGCATGAACCGCCAATCTGCATAAGTTCTCTCCCCAATATGTTAGACGAAGAACTCAAAAATGACAAAGAACGATTGATGTTTGAGTACAAACACCAGTTAGGACTTGTCTCAATGGATGCGTCTCGTCATTTTCTCAATGTAGCAATTAAAAGGTCAGAAATTCCTCAAGCAAAAGCCAAGTATCAATTTTATACCAAACTTGCATATAAATTTTGGCTTTAAGCCCAAGCTCGGAGGTGAATGATGGCTCGATTATTCAGATGTGAGAGCTGTAGGAGCTTCACTGAGCGGAAGTGTTTTGGAAAGGATGGAATCTGCTTTTTTATCCACAAGAAACCGAAATACGTAAACAAGTCACAGTGGTGCAATCAGTGGATAGACCGAAAAACAGGTCTGAATGTGGCTAAAACCACCCGAAATCTGAAGAAAGGAGAAAACAAGGATGTTCTTGAAACTTCACGGAACGATCTCGAATGAGAAGATCATTATTAACACGGAGTATATCGAAGCGATCCAGGAGATCACGTCGGCTTCCAAGACTTACAAAGCTTACTTCGATGCCGGAGCTAAGACTGTTATCAGAGTCGGAGGAAAGACGCTCCCGGTCAAGGAATCCGTTGTCCAGATCGAAAATAAGTTCAAGTCCTTTGCTC